CTTCATCAACCATGCCACCTTCATCTTTGAGACCGCCATCTTCAAACATTTCCATTTGTTCACGTAATGCCATTTACTTCATCCCTTAATAATTTAAGTTTGTTCAAAGTTGCTATTGCTCCTTGAGACCTGTGTAGTGTTATTGTGTCATTAGACTGTTCTAGTATCTTATGTTGCTTACTTATTTGTAAGTCAATATAATCATTGAAGCTGTTCAGTAGCTTGAGGTTGTTCACTAGCGGCTTGATTTGCTGCAGCACCTGCTTGTCCATCATTTCCTGAAAATCCTTGTTCTCCCGGCACTGGAGCTTGTCCTGTACCTATATTGCCACCACCTGCTCCTGTTGGGTCTAGTGGATTAGCACCGACAGGTGGTTGACCTGCCTGTTGTGGTTGGGGTTGTCCTTGTTCAGGCTGTTGTTGTTCACCCTGCATACCTTTTAGTATCTCTGCTTGTAATGCTGCTTCATCCATATTATTAGTAACCTTTTCAGGGTCTAATTCCATAGACTTAGCTATCTCTCTAATAATATATGGAAACTTAGCAAATGGAGCTAGTGCAGGATTAGATGCCACTTGCAAGAAACCCATAAGTCTTTGACTACGTACTTCGTTAGCCATTAGACTTTCTGTTCCACGTGCAACAACTTCTAAGTCACCCTTTATATTTTTATTAAAATTAAACTGCATATTAAAACGAAACATACCTTCACCTAATGGTTTTAGTAAATAGTCATCTACATTTTTAATAACAGTCTTAATACTACCTGCAGCTGCGTTCATAAGCATTGATATACCTGACGCAGTTCTACCTACACCTTGAACACCTGTTTGTCCATGTGCAAACGATGGAAAGCCTGTGCTTTCATCTGCAAGTACTCTTGCTTTGTCAAACAGTTGTAAGTTTTCATTAGATACGTTAGGAAACTTTGTGCCAAAGATAGCTTGACCCGGAGCACCACCCTGTCTTCTAAATACCTTTCCCGGATAGACTGATAAGTCTTGTCCCGGAACTAGATTAGTTTCATCTACCTCTATAAGTAAGTTACCTGATAACACAGCATTGTCTACAGCCATTCTCATAAACCCATTCATTAACGTCTGTGTATCATCCATATTTTCAGCTAAACCAATACCAAAAAATGAATATGGATTAAGTTCATAAGGAGCTGCCATGTAAGGTATAGTTGCAGGTTTAAATGGATTGAGAACCATTCTTATAAGTTTACCATTACTTATCCAAATGTTAGCCTGTAACTCATCAAATTGTTTTAATTCTTTTGGTATTTCTACACCATTTTCCTCAAGCATGTCTACATCGCACATACCCCAATACTCTAATACTTCAAATCTGTCTATTCCATGTTCAGGTGTATAATCAGATAAGTCATCTTCCCAATACTTTTTATCATATGATTCACCTTGTTGTACCACTTCATCAATCACATTTTCACGGAAGTATGGTCTCTTTTTTAATCCACGTAATTGACTTCTTGACATCTTATGTCTTTCAATTACAAATTGTGCTTCATCCATATTGGCAGCATCAGGGTCTGGATAAAAGTTCCAAACTGATACATGTGAAGTAGATGGAACAGTTTTATACACAGGACTATAATCCCCTTCATCATCCCAACTAGGATATTCTTTATCGACAGCAAAAGGTCCTTTCATCACACCTGTACCAAACAAAGCCATTTCAAATGCTGTACTTCTTAATTGCTTACTAGCACCTGATTCTTGTAGTTGGTCCATGATTTGCTTTTCCATATTCTTGGCAGCAACCATAGCAGGACTAAATGTAATAGCTGTAGGTGTTTTTCCTATCCCTTCTTCCAAGTCTTCAATTTCTGATAGACTTTCTTGTAAAGGACCCAACATATCTTCCAACGTTTTTTCTGTAGCACCTTTAGGTAAATTTCTGCCGTCACCTTTAAAACCATAAGGTGAAGATAATGCAGTATCCCCCTTAAGCTCTTCAGGCTTTTTTGGGTCAAAGTTAACATCAGCTGCCACACCTTCAGGCAACACTGTTGGCTCAACGCTAATAGGAAACTTGTTACCTGCAAATAGCACATCAACAATTTGTCCGTAAGCTGCAAGAGTTTTGGTTTTAGTGACTTTGATAAAAACTCTTGACTTTTCTGCTTCAGTGAATTGAACATCACTACCATATAACCCCCTATAGTTTCTATAAGACCTTAACCATCGTTCTTCATCATTAAAACGGTAGTCTTCGGCACGTTTATATTTGTCCATTACAAATGGAACAATACCACTTACATCTATATCACTAACTTCTGACTCTTCTACATCTTCAAGTGCTATAGATTCATCGTCTAATATTATTTCGTCTTGTTCTGCCATGTTATATCCTTAATATCCAAAAGTAGAGTCTGCCATTGGCATGCTGTTACTAGGTCTTCCCATTGGGTCGTAATCAAATATACTAAATCGTGGTCTTGACATTATACCATATCTTAGTGCATCATACAAGTGGTCTTCTGCTCTTGTGTCTACATCTTCAGGATTCTTTTTATCCAATGGTAATGCAGGTAATTGTGATATAGTATGTGTACAAGTATTAAAGAAAACTAGTCTTGGTTCTTCTGTAAACTCATCTACCTGTAAACGTCTATGTATTTCATTCTTTCCTGATACACGACTACCTTTACTTCTATCTGATGGTCTAAATCGGCATCCCTTCATAATCATCTGTTCAGCCAAAGAAGGACCAGTATCGCCACGTTTGTGCCAAAGAGAACTATCCAAAACCCCATACTTAATATTTCCATCATCAGCTTCAGCATCCAATATCATATCTGCCAAATCTGTGGCAAGTACTTTGCTACAATACAACTCTCTATATACAATAATCTGCTCGTCTGGAGAAACAGCAAACCACAACACACCACTATAAGAGCCATAACCATAATCGCAAGCACGAAATTTAACCCAATTTCTTGGAATTGAAAAAGGTTCAATAACGTGAATATTCCTATCAAACTCAGTAAAAGCAGCACCTTCTTTAATATCCCAATCACCTTCAAGCAACTGCTTACGTTGGTGTTCAGGTAAGGATAGAAGCATTGCTTCATAGTCACCTTGGGCAGACAAGTATGGGTTGTCTGATAATCTTGCAGGGATAAATCTACGTTTGAATAGAGCTTGTCCTGCTTTACTGTGTCCTTTTGGATAGGAAAGAACATTCCCTGATTCAATATCTGTGGCATCAAATTGTCTTCCGTATGGTGCAGGGTCAATAAACATCTTCTTGACCCACTGATGTCCCGGACCTCCGGGGTTAGTTGTTGCTCTCATGTAGACAGGCAAATCCTGTGCAACTGAACGCAAACGTGAACGCATATAGTTCCAAGCATACGGAGTAGACCATTGGGTTAATTCGTCAAACCCTATCCAACTAAATGCCAAACCTTGATAACGAAGTACATCATCATCACGGTCTAAGTATGACATCCATAACCTTGCACCTGATGGTGCTTCCCACTGCATCTTTCGTTCTGACCATTTTATACCCTTCCATATCTGTGGGTATATTTCTTTTGACTTAAATATAAGTTCTCTTAATTCTTCTGTCGTGTGTCGTAACAACAATCCACTAAATGATGGATGACCCATATAACGTAGTGGGTCTGCTAACATGGCATAACTCATGCCACCACCTGCTGAACCACCATATAGTACTTCTCTTTCTCCTGCTGCAAGAAACTCTGTTTGAGGTCCTACGTTAGGTTTAAATACTACATTCTGTTCTTCTACAGGTACTGCTTCTACGTCTGCAACTTCCTGTATCTTAGGCTCTTGCACCTGTTCTTTCTTCTTCGATGGCTTTCGCTTTCTCGATTGCTTTCTCGGCATAAGCTGCCCACTTTCTGAGAGTTCTAGCTTGGTCCTTACGTTGTTTTTCATGTATCAATCTTTTCCTTAATCCTACATGTGATATAACTCTATTTGTTTTAGTTGTCAGCCAATTAGCTACTTCACGATACGAATATTGTTTTATATACTTTCTTGCCATTTCGATGGCTTCTAGTTCAAACGGTATAGGGTCAAGTAAATCAGGGTCTTCTTCATTTAACTTGTATCCAAATGGAACAGTCCTAGCTATACGTGGTATCTGTATCCATTCATTTTGTTCTTCATCTTTTAAATCTGTCGGTTGTGGTAATTTCCACTTGCCTACACTTCTATCCATCGTTCTTTGCAGGTAATAGCATAACACCACCAGTGCTTTCTACTTGCATCTTCTCAGTCTTCACTAAGCCTGTCCTGTCTAGTAATTCTTTAGCTGCCATCATCTTATCTTTTAGACCTAGCTCTGTAGGGTCATATAAGCCACCTACCATAGCCATTGCAGCTTTAGGTGCGTTCCTACTCATAAACAACTGTGTGGCTTCTAGAATCTCATCTTTAAGTGATTTAACTATATCTGTAGTACTAGAGCTTGTAGCATAACCTGCAAGTAACTTAGCTTGTACTACATCACCACCTGCTTCATCAAATAAAACAGCTAGAAACTTTTGTTGTCTTTCCGTTAGTTCTCTACTCATGCTGGTATTTCCTTAATCATTTGTTTTTCAACACGGTATATAAGACGTTGTGCTCTGTTTGGTGTCTGCTTATACCAATTACTGTCTTCCATCTCATCAGCCATTTTTGCCCAATCTAAGTCCTGTACGGCAGCGAGCATATTCTTAAATTTAGACAATCTAGGTCTACCTAATTGAAAACACATATTAGCTAATACA